GCATTGTGTTCTCCTAACGTCATCACGACGTGCTTTAGCCTCACGGCTGTGTTTACCACTTCTTACAAGACCAGTACCTCGCCGTGAGTTTGCTGGGTGGGTTTGTGTCACACTTGTGACGCGCTCTAAACGACTTACGTCGTGCAGGCTGGTCTTTTTTAATAGTCATCTTTGCATCACCAAAACGAATAGTTTTAGTTTTATCGCCTTGTTTAGCAACGACAACAAATTTTTTAGTAGGATGATTAGGCGTCCGTTTTGGTTTGTTGTACCCGCTTACGCCCGCTCGTGCTAGTTTTGGATCCTTGGACTTGGGCATTACTGAGTTCCTCCACCTTGCGTTCCAGCTGGTCCAACCGGGCGAACTGGTCGCTGAACTTGTTGTTGATCTGGTCTAGCAGGAGTTGCATTTCTTTCTGCGTTATTAGCATTGGTTTTACCTTGTATTTGCTTTTCTTTAAGGAGAGTATCAGCCACTTTCATGCGACGTTCAAACTCTTTATCTTCAGCGTCACCTTCACGAAGGTTTCGGGTGATGGCGTTAATCTTATCAATTTCTAGTTCTTGCGGCACTGCTTGAGCTTCTGCAGCCAACTTAGCAGCGCGTGCTTGTGACTCCTGAGCTTGAGCAGACAACGCTGCAGTTTGTGACTGCTGGAACTGCATCTGTGCTTGTTGTGCTGCCATAGCCATTTGTTGTGCTTCTGGGTTAGGTTGCATCGCTTGAGCCATTGCCGCCAACAGTTCTTCACGGTTAGACAAGTTCATGTTGTCAATAATGCTTTGAATCAATGTATTGTACAACGGTGACTGCCGATCCATAGTTTGCAGCAGCTGTACAAGCTGAGTAACTTCGTATTCTCTAGCAATAATACCTAATGTGCTACTAGCATTAAACTTGTAGTCAGCTACAGGGTACGACTCAGGGTCAAACTGCATGTACCGATGTGCAGCCTTTTTAACAAATGGTAACAAGAATGACTGCTGGAAATTAATCAGTGTTCGCTTATGACGTTTAATAATAGCGCCAAGAGACATACTGATACCAGCGGCAGTAGCCTCGCCATTAACCTGACCTGCAATTCCTGCTGAGTCAACGGCTCCTGTTGCTTGCTGTACCATTTGCTGCAATGCTCCTGCCTGAGCAAAAGTAATTTGGCTAACTTGACCAAAGTTAAACGGCTGAAGTACTTCACGGGGATCTCCATTAGTAAGAATCATCTTGCCGGGGCGTACTTCTGGTTTTGCACCTCGCGGTAAACGAGTGGCGTCAATAGCCATCATTGGGTGAATAGTAAGGCTTAGGGCGTCAATTCTTGCTCGCAACTCTGTGTCAAGTGCTTTTTGAGAGTTATAACCTTTTTCACAAACACCTCTACCCCAAAAACGTCCGGGAACAACATCCCAAGGAAACGCTACAACAGGACGGTCTTCCATCATGTAAGGGTTGGCTTCTGCCTTCAACAAAATACCACCGTTAGCAATTACTACAACGGCCTCTACGTACTTTGTTTTAGATTCTTCTTCAGGTACGTCTTCTTCGTCTTCTTCACGTGTAGCCGATTCTAAAAGCTCTCGTGGCACTAAACCGTAGTACTTAGTCAGACGTACCTTGTCGTCGTTGTAAATTGTAATGTCTTGATCAGGCTCTAGATCTGTATCAGGAGCAGCAGGACCAACGTAAACGTCACGGTATACACCTTGTTCCTGAAGCATTTCAACATGGTGTAGGCTTACAAACTCATCTACAGCTACACCCATAGCATCTTCAACAGACGTAGCTACAGGATCAATTAAAAAGTTTTGAGGCAGTACAGGCTTAAGCTTTACTTTGACACGATCAGTAATGTTAACACCAACAGCTTGAAGATCACCGCCCATAATATCTTGGGTAGCTGGTGCCATTTCTTTCATTTCTTCAATAACAATTTCACCAACACCTGTACCAAACACAGCAGCGTTGATAAGACACTCTGCTACTGCTTTACGTACCATGCAGTCTTCAAAGTCTTCGGTCAGTTTGTTACGCAGAAATAAAACGTCTTGCTTGTTAGTGTCGCCCATGTTGTCACTAACATCAAACCACTTACCGCGTCCAAAAGTAGCTTCTTCTAGTTCTGCTACGTTAGACTCAACGGCTTGCTGAAGTGCAGGAGAAATAATACGGGAACGTTCAGAGCCACGTTGACTGTCAGCAGGATCCCATATACCACGCCATAGTCTATAATACTCTTCAAATCTTGCTTCATAATTACTTTCGTAATAATCTCTCCAGTCTTCGCATTTGTTTATAACCCAGTCTTCAAGGGCTTCTTGAATCATTAATGGATCGTTTTCGTAAAAGTCTGCCATATTAGTATCCTGCTACCACGTCTAAAATTTCATGGTCTTCAATTTCGTAGTCGTAGTCATACGCTACATTGGCTAACTGGTCTATGTACGCTAGTGCATCTACCAAGTCATCATGTGTTAACGGGTCAGGGAATTGAAACAACTGATCAAGAAAGCGACTGTTCCACTCGCCTTTGTTTAACGTAATGTAGCCGTTTTCAAACCTACCTTGTAACGCCCACATAACTCTGTCTGTTTTCTTTTTGTTGCCGTGTGTCAGTTCTTCTACTCTAAAGAACGTGCCGTACTTCTTTTGTAAGTCCACTAAAGGAGACATTACAGCTTGCTTAGCAATACCTCTTTCGATTCCAACCGAAATGGGACGATAATCTCTAACGGCCTGAAATATCTTAGTTGCTGTTTCGTCAAGTGACCATCTGCCGTATATGATATTGTCAACATACCAACCATGCTCACTGACCTTAACCACGGCAATCGCTGTTTCGTCAAGCTTACTGTTTTTAGTTCTCTTCTTATTGACTTCTTCAAATCCTGCCAAGTCAACAGCAATGTAATAGTCTCCTACTTCGGGCGTATCTTTACTAAACCGAACCCAGTCTTCCTTAAACATTTCTGACCCACGAGCTTCAAACGACGCCATAAACTCTTGGCGAAACGCATAAGAAGACATAGACTTTTTAGCAACGTCAATTTCAGACGAGTCCAGTAATGGATTGTCATAAGAAGTAAAGTGCCAAGCTTTGTACGTTTCATCATCGTCTAACTCCGCATACTTGTACAACTCATAAAAGTGATTACGACCCATTGGCGTACCAATGAACATTGCACAGCCTTTTTGGTCCGCCAAAGCGGGTCTAAGTATTTGCTCGAATACGTCAGGCTTCATGTCTGCGTACTCGTCCATCACTAAAAACTTGAGGCTGACACCTCGCATTGTCTCTGGTCTGTCGGCACCTTTGAGGCTAATGGTAGCACCGTTGACAAGCTTGATTTGCAGATTATTAATATGGCTACCACTGATAACAGGGTTCCCCAATTCAAGCAGGGTTTGCCACATGATGTCTCTGGCTTGTCCTTGAGTAGGTGCGACGTAAAATACATGTCCTCTGTCCGCCTGTAGTGCGTTAACGATTAACATCCATGCTGCTAACCTAGACTTACCTGTACGTCGCCCAGCAGCTACTATTTTAAAACGTGTGTCGTCTGCCCAGACTTCCTGCTGCCAAGGCAGTAGTTCTATATTAAGATCCATTAAAGTTACTAAACGCTGTTGGTCTTTCTAAAAGCTCAAAAGTAACTGCTACTTCCATTTGTCCTGTTGCTGAAGATGCTTGAGTTTTTACAGTATCTCCATTGTGTAAAACAAAGATGCCTTTGTCGTTTTGACCGCCTAGTATTTCTTTATTTCCTGCACCAATACTAGTGCTGTCAAAGAAGTACATTTGGTCTACACCGCCTGTTTTCCACCAAAGACTTACTTGGTTTGTACTACCGCCGTGGTTGGCAATAAAGATATACACAATATGTATCGTGTAACCGTTTGGTATAGTAAACAACGTCTGTTCAGTAGCGTTTGTTAGCGTAATATGTTTTGTATGAAGCATTAGGAATACGTCCACATAACAGGTGTTGTGCCACGTGTGTCTACGTGTACAAAACCTTTGTCAATACCAATGCCAGTAAACTTAAGTTCAATGGCTTTGGTTACAATCATAAGGCGATCAGCGGCGTTTGTTATTCTTATGTCCGCCGCGATGCCTTGTGCGTGAGTACCAGGTACGTCTTTCTTAGCCTCTATAGGATGCTTAGTTGGATGCCTATAGCCACTCGTGACTTCAAAAGGAAAACCACATGCCTCACGTAACTCGTCTAACTTTTCTAGGAACTCTCGTTCCATGTTGTTGGTGCCTGTAACCTGACAGTCAAATTCTTCTCGTGTGAAGTACTTAAGAGACATCTTCTACTTCTCCTTCAATAATGTCGTCAGGTGTTGAGACCTCAGCAGTACCAACGCCACTAATGTTGATCTGAATAGCGTTTCTACCAGCGTCCTTTACTACGTCCTTTTCAAAAGCACCTACA